TTGCTGGCCGGCTTGGGCTTGTTGGCCGTGGTGGTCTCGTTGACCTGCGGGCTGGTCATCAGCAACTGGGCCGGCACCTTCAGCGCGGTGGGGACCAGCAGCAGCGTGGGCTGGATGCCCAGCGGCCGGCCGTTGGGCTTGACCTGCTCACCGAACGAGATTTCAGCGGCGGTGACGCCGTCGATGGTGAGCGCGGTGTCCACGCCCTCGGCGTAGTTCTTGTGGTTGACCGAGAAGAACGCGTGGCCGTCGTCCTGGACGGGGTTCTTCAGCCACAGGCCCCAGACCGCATCGGCGATCGACTCGCCTGCACCCATGCCGATCTGACGCGGGATGTCGGTGAACGCGCCCATGTCATCGTTGATGATCATCTGGCGCGTCAGCGCGAACATGATGCCGTGCGTCTCGGCCTTCTGCCCGAACTTCTGCTCGTCGAGCTTGCCGTGCTTGAGCTCGCCGTCCGGGCCCACCTGCTCGAATCGGAAGCTGCCGGTCATGCGGTAGCGGGTGTGCTCCTTGAAGTCGTTCACGCTGGCGATCTTGGCAATGCGACGCCAGGTGTCCTCGACGTAGTTGTAGCCCTCCAGCAGCATCTTGTTGGCGATGTTGCTCAGGATGCCCGGCAGACTGGTGGTGCTGAACGCAGCCTGGAGCCAACCGCTGGCGTCGCGACGGTAGCGCGGCAGTTGCGCCCCGCACGCCAGCTCGCAGAACTCCTGGATGCCCACGCCGCGCAGCTTGTCCGCCGCTTCGAGGATCGGCTCGTCGTACATGGCCTCGATCCGCGAGTTGGGCAGGCCCGACGCCATCAGGGCGACAGCCTCGAAGACCTGCGGCGTGCAGTTGCGCGGTCGGCCGGGACCACCACCCATCGCACCCGGGGCACTGGTCACCTGCGGCCGCGAGGCGCGCAGGATGTGCAGCTCCGTGCGGCTCTCGTCCCAGCCTTCCTCGATGGCCTGGGCCTCGACCGCCGGGAACTTGCCCGCACAGATCTTGCGGATGGCCTCGACGCGGCGCATCTCGGCCGCCATCTGGCGTCGCATCTGCGTCACCGGATCGCCCGTACCGGTGGCAGCGGTCGCAGCCGCCTGGATCGTGGCCGGGGTGGCCGTGGTGCCGGCGTCGGCGCTGCCGGCAGAATCCTGAGACGAGGCCAGCACGTCCGTGCTGCTTCCGGGGGCGCTTCCGGGGGCGTCGGCCTGAGCCGCATCGCTGCCGTCGTGAGTGTCGGTGCTCTGGTCGGTCACATGGTCGGTGCTGTGATTGGTCGCAGCCATGGAATCGGGCTCCTTCTGAGTGCTGTGCTGGGCGGCGATCTGGGCCGAGGTGGCCGGGTCAGCGCCGCTGTCCACGAACGAGATTTCCTTGAGAACGGCCCTGCGAACCACGTGCAGGGGCCCGTTGAACGACTTGCCGTTGACCGTCACCTGCTGGCCGTTGGGGATGAACTCGGCGTCCACCACCGCGGCCCCGATGCTGGCCTGCCAGGGGAAACCATTCACACCGCTCTTGGCCACGTCGCGGGCCCAGGAGGTGTCGCGGCTGATCAGACCCTCAGCGATCACCTGCCCGCCGCCCACGCCGGACGATCGCTCGATCACCACCCGCTGCGTGTGGCCCACACCCTGGCGCGGGTTGTGGTCGAGCCGGACGGGGATGTCCTGCCGATCGATGGCCAGGCCCTCCAGGTCGACCACCACCGGGTGTGGGAACCCGGCGATCCGCATCACGCCGCCGGTGTAGGCCACCATGCGGAACCGCGGCGTCGCGTGGGCCCGCTTGTCCGCCGCATCCGCCGCCTGCACGGTGAGCGGGCAGCGGAAGGTCAGGAACTCAGGCGGCGCGATTGAAGGTGTGGACACGTCGAGTGATGGCATGAGCCTCAATCTCCTCTTCGTCGTTGGTCTGCTGTTCGTCCCCGGGGGCCGGGGGCGTCGGCATGAGGGACAGGCCGAGTTCGCGCATCAGCGCCACTTCCCGGGCCCGCTGACGCAGTTCGACTTCCCAGTCCTTGCCGGCCCGGGCGTATTCGGCCGCCAGCGTGGTGGTGTTGCTGCTGAGGCGGGTCGCCTGGGCACTGGCCTCCTTGGCCGGGTCCACGTGCTCCGTCCCATCAAAGAACCACTGGTGGGGCACGGTCCCAACGGTGCGCAACACCGCCAGATCACTCGTGAGCATGGCCTCGTTGACCCACGCGGTGAAGATGCGGTCGAGCACGGCTTCGGCCAGGTGCGCCTGCTCGACGCGGATGGCCTTGTAGTAGGTCTGATGGTCGAGCCGACCGGAGGCGTAGTTGTAGCCCGACGAATTGCAGGCCGCGATGTTGTAGGGCAGGTTCAGGCAGCGGGCGATCTCGTTGAGAATCTCACGCTTGAACTCGGCGTAGCTGGTCGTCGGCTGCTGCGCTTCGATCTGGCCCAAGCGCCAGCCGTCGGGCAGCACCGTGGCCATGCGCTTCTCGAGCTCGACCACGTCCATCGGCTCGAGGGCCTGGGCTTCGCCGTTGGCCGGCGAATCGGTGAACAGCACGGCAGCGAAGTCGGCGGCGGTTTCGGCCGCGGCAATCACGGCCAGCGTGTAGCGCCGCAACTGGGCGAACAGCGGCAACGCCGGAGTCAACTCGGGGATGCCGCGATGCTGACCGGGCCGATCCGCCCGGTACCAGTGAACCACCGCGTGGGCCGGCACCAGATCGGCCTGCGTCTGCCAGGCAGTGACGCTGCCCAGGTCGCCGGGGTGCTGACGCAGGATCGAGTAGGTCTCAGGGTTGTCGAACGGGTCGAGCACGATGCCGTCGATGTCGGTGTAGGCACTGAAGCCACTCGTCCCCCCGGACAACAGCGGCGACGTCACACGCTCGGCCTCGATCAGCTTCAGGTCGAGCATGACCGGCGAATCGATCCGCGGGTTGTCGGTCAGCACCGCGAAAGCTTCGCCGTCAGTGCACTTGGCCAGCCGCATGGTGCGGAGCTTTTCCGCCAGGTTGACCGCCCGGGCCCACTGGGCAAACGCGGTCTCGACCTGGTTGCTGATGGCGCTGTCGGGCGTCAGCAGTTGCAGACGTGGGCCGGTGCCGATGCAGTCGTTGGCCAGCGTGAGCACGATGCCCTTGGCGTAGCTGTTGTTGGCCACCTCGTAGCGGGCACGTTCACGCAGGCGCTTGCGAACCTCGGGTGCGGCGGCGCTGTCGGCCGACAACGCATCGGCCATGGCCCAGTGCCGAGCGTTCTCGCTGGTGGTCTGGGCCGCGTCGTACCGCGCCTGCAGGAACCGGGTGACACCCGGCAGCGCCGGGACGGACCACGGGGCCTTCCTGGTTTTCCTGGTGCGGAATGGCCACATCAGACGGTCCCTCCCGGCGAGATGCGGGCGAGCTTGATGCCCAGCCCCTTGACGCGACTGGCCTTCTTGGACTCGAGGTACTTGTCGGCGGCGATTTGGTCGGGCAGCGGGTGCTGCTCCATCTCGGCGCTATCGCCCTTGGCCCGTTTGGGGCTGATGGCGTTATCGCGGATGGTCTGGTCCAGGTTGTCCAGCGGCTCAGGCACAATTGGTTCCTGCACAACAAAGCGTGGGGTGCAGTAGTCAATTACCCGGTGGCGTAGAGATCGGGCGTGAGATGAAGACGTGAAGCGAAGATTGTTCTACGGGTAGAACCAAACCATCATTTTGAGGCCACAGCGGCGTGGCATTCGTAGGTGCTGATGCGCCGCCCGCAGTGCCGACATTCGCGCCGGCGCAGCACGCGGCTGCCCCAGGCTCCACGCGTATAGATCACCCGAAAGTGACTGCACCCGCAGTTGGGGCACTGCAAGCCCCGCCGCTCCGAAAGCTGGCGACGATCGGTGGTGACAGGCATTTACTGTTTGCTCCGTTGCAGCGCGGACAGTCGCATCGGTGCCCGGGCCTGTCCGACCTTGGCGTCCGTACCTGGCAGGACCGCGCCTTGGATCGAGGCCGCGACGGCGCAACCGACGAGGCAGTCGAACCAGTGATTGTCGGGTGCGTTGGCACGCAGCTTCCACTCGTCCACGACGCGGCCACGCGCCTCGGTGTGCACGCGATACTCGGCCGTGAGATGCTCGGCCAGCAACTGATGCTCGCCGGGCTTGCGCCCGAACAGCGACAAGCTGCCGGGGTCGCCCATGGCCACAGCGAAACGGGCGTAGACGAAGCTTTTCCAGTAGTTGGTGTCAATCAGGGCATGGCGAACCTGCCGGCGGCCCTGCACGTTGGGGATGCGCCAGTGGTGCCCGACGCGCTCGCCTTGCTTGCGCTTGTACTCGCTGAAGGGGATGCTGGACGCACCAACGTAGCGGCCGTGGCTGGGCATGATGACGGTGGCGTGGGCGCTCTGGCGGCAGAACTGGTAGACGACATCCGTGGATTGGCCCCAGTTGGCGTCGATCAGGCACCGCTCGATGTGCATCTCCGCGCCGTCGTCGCGTCGCCACCGCCGCGCCAGCAGCGTCTGGGTGAGTTTTTCCAGGCCAGAGTAGATGGAGCCCTCCAGCCCAGCGCCAGGGGCGGCTCGGCTCAGCGTCTTCTGCACGTCGCGCAGGGTGAAGCAACTGCCTGGCGGCCGCTGCTGGTCGGGATAGGTGCCGTAGTCCACAACATACCCCGTGAAGTCGTCGTGCCAGGCGACGACGGCGTAGAACAGCAGCTTCGCCTGCACGTCCACGAACATGGTCAGGTGCGTCGCCCCAATGGGGATGACGTTGCGGGGGTGCCCGTTGGTCTTGGCGGCGATGGCTTCGGCGCTGAGCTGCTCGCCATCACCTTCGTCCTGCGGCAGCGGCTCGTTCTGGTACTCGGCCCAGAACGCACGCTCGTCCTGCAGACGCAGGTTCATGGCGTGTTGGATGGCGGACAGTTCGTCCTGGTTGTGTCGCTGGGGCCAGGCGATCACCGCGCCGGCATCCATCTGCTGCCGGTGACGGCGGTAGAAGTCGGTGGCCTCGTGGGCGTCGCCATCGTTACGAAAGCTGTCCGCCCGGATCTGGGCGTACTGGTCCCACAGCTTCGTGTTCGTGGGGAAGGCGTACACCAGCTTGGTGCGCTCGCCTTGCCAAGCCGGGTGCTTGTCGCGATCGAGGATTTGGTCGGCCAGGTCACCGGGCCGGATCACGGTGCAGGGCATGATGCCGGAGATCTTCTCGCCAGGTCCGGCGAGATTGAGGATCGCACCGTTGAGTGTTTCCAGACGGGCCCGCACCTGCTGATCGCTTCGGGCGGATTCGTCGGTCTGCGGATCGTCCAGCACGACCAGGGTGGGGCGCACGGCCCGGCCGTCGGCGCGCTTGAACTTCATGCCGCGGATACGGCTTTCGATGCCGGCGACGCGGATGATCGCGCCGGAAGCAAC